ATTTTATTTAGTATTCTTCGGACCCCTAGCAATTTTCGTAAGATCTACTTTTTCCGTTATCAACCCGAGTTGAGAAACCAGCCATGGCTGCTACCGACGATACTGGTAGCGATCTGGAGAGTGGGACCGCTGAGGTGCCCGAGTTGCGCCGCAAGTACCCGGTGGGTATGAACTTGCGGGACGAACAGATTGTTCAATTTAATAGAAAGTATGGCATTGATCCTCTGGTACGGCCCTCAGAGACCATTCACTCGCATCCGTATGCTGCGTTTGAACGTAACTACCTCGAGATCAAAGCCTGCAAGGAGATAAACAAGTTGTGCCCGAGAGGGGGGGGTTGTGTTGATGTGGGGTCAGCAGGCAAGAGGGTTAGGGACAGGCTTCCCGAAGTCCATTGCATGATCCCAATATTGCAGCCCGGGGATGCGGCTAGGGCGGCTGGCGTGTCTGGTCTGGTGAAAACCTGTACACACACGATGCAGACCTGCACCTGCGGTCCATTTACCACGGCTTTGTTTACTCACAGTGCTTACTACATGAATGAAGCTGATTTGGTCAAGTTCCATAAAGAACTGTCCTCCCACGTAGCATTTCACGTCGTCCATTTGTTCAACAGCGCCTACGGGCGGTTGTGCAATGGGGACTTGGTATACTATTATGATGGGCAGACCTTGCATAGTAGATGCAAGGGGAACACACACGCCTATACGCATGCACCACATTTCGTGCAGCGCCAAAGTGCCCCGCATGACGGTGAAGGGTGCCTGGTGGCTGACGTTGTGGGCAGCATTGGTGACACAGTGTTGTTGCGCGTAGAATACGTGGTGGGTAAGCTCCCGGCTCCGCCAAGACGGCCCAGTAGTTTAAAACAAGTTTTTGACCCTTCGACGGAAGGGACTATGTTGGGTTTTTCAACGTCACTGGCGGAGGCTCTATCCGCAACTACGATAGAGTATGATAGGATTAATGCATTCGGTCCTGTTGTCATCCTGGAGAGCTCTAATCATAGGGCATCGGCTACGGTCAGCCGAGACGCAGTTAATTACGTGGCGTCGAAACTCATAGGAAGGGAACGCGGTCCAACGTTGTGGTCCAACGCATCTTACTATGCCAAAGCTCGGTACAGCGACGCCAACATGCCAGGTGACCTCCTTGGTAAAGCAGTGTTGGTGACGGCGGCAATCGCCATGACTCTTCTGGTGGAAGAGGAGATGAATCTCTTGCAGACGATGCAATCACGTTGGAGTTCGGTGTTTAAGGTTTATAATGCGTTGCTTGGTTGGCAACCGCCCAGAGTGTGGCCTGTGCGACTTATTGTAATTGGATTAGTCGCCCTGGGGGTGGTCGGGGTATGTCTGTGGTTTGGACTGCCCGAGTTCGATCACCTAGCCGGGTATTTGGTGTTGGGTTTGAGCCTGCTGGGAATTGGGTTGATCTCCGGTTTCTGGTGGGTTTCAAGGATTAGGGCGCGTAGCGTTGGGGAAGGGTGGACGGAACATCTCTTGAGTCATGAGGAGTCTAGTGTTGTAACAAGTGTTGGATACATTGATGCACCTACTATCATCTCAGGGAGCACCGCCATTACGTCCCCGGGGGCTGTGATTGAAGGACTAACTGTCAGTTACAAAGCTCTCGAGCCTCGCAAACTGTCCATGTCTGACACCAAACCTCGATTGCAGCATGTGGGTGTGGCTATAGATTCCATAGTGCCTCGGATAGTGGAGCCGACTCTTGAGTCGGAGTTGTCTGGGGTAGTGAATAGACTGACTCGGCCACCGATCCCGCATGACCCCATCGCCATGAAGGCGATGGACGGATGGATGGGGAACTCACCAGACTGTGTTGAATTCATATCCAGAGACATTGTCATAACCCCCACTGATGTCAAGTCGTGGGTTAGGAAGTATTCGATGGCGCGAGCCTCGGAGCTGTATAAATGCTATGAATCTGTGTGTGAACGATGCAAGCTGTCCAGCGCTGAGCTGGTGGTGAGGCCGTTCGTAAAAGTGGAGAAGAAGGTGGATGTCACACCACTCGGACCTAAGAAGTTGGCGACACCAAGGATGGTGTGCGCCCATTCTGATGAGGTCTTGGTGGTGACCTGTCCCTTCATCGCCAGGATGTTTTCGCACGCCAAAGACACGTTTGACGGAAGATGCGGGTTTGTGTTCGCTCCGGGGAGAAGTAGTGAGCAC